CTGTTATGTATTCCTCAGTACCAGCAATAGCGGCATTAGTAGCGCCAACTGTATTGCGCAAAGAGTTAGCAAGTAATGCCTGGCTCTTTTGATCATCCATAGCAGCGCGAACCGCATCAGTTCCAACTTTAGCGGCGAAGGCGGCAGAGGCGGCGGCAGCAATTCCAAATGCTTTTGCGCTTTTTTTAGCAAATTTATCAAATTGTTTACTAAGATTATTTATATCTTTTTGAGCAGCCTTTGAACCTTTAGCAGAATATTGGGTGATAATCCGAGCAATAATTGCGCCAACGGCCATATCAACTCCTACTGTTTAAATTAGTTTGTAATGTTTTTTTAGCATCCTCTAGGGCTGCTGCAACTCGCTTTTGAATTGCATCTTTATCTTTATCAACAACTGCCCAAATAAGGCGGGAGGCTTTGCCAAATGAATTGCTTAAATATCTAATAAATTGATTTCGTGATGCGTTGCCACGCCTGCCTGCAACTTCAAATATTGCACCAGCCGCGCTCTTATTTACTAACGCACCTGCGCTAGTGGTGTAATCACCGCGAACTTTACCCTGCGCTTTGCTTTTTACTATACCTGATTGAATTTCACTAATATCCCAGGCGGGCCAGCCAGCGCCACCGCGAGTTCTAGGATTAGTGGCTGATGTTTTACGCCAGCCACGCATCGGAGTTCCATAAGCAGGATTCGTAAATTGAACAACTAAGTTATCTGCTGATTTCTCAGCCCTAGTTAATTCATCATTAATTACTTTATTGAATTTTCTAGCCGCCGCCTTATCAAATTGTTTTAAGGCATCAACAGTTTCTTTGATACCTGTTAAAACAATTATCTCATCGGCCATTTTTGTTTGCCTTTGCTTTTTCTTTTAGATAGGCGAGCATTGCTTCTAAGATGCCGTCGGGTGCATCTAGTAATTCATTTGGAGATATTGAGTACTCCACCGCCAACATTGCTAATGTAAAAGTTAGGCTATCGCGGTGGATTCTGAATTTGGGTCTGAAATCATTTCTACTGATTCAAGTGTATCTAAAAATTCTGGGCCAAAGGGTTTTACAACCCGCCCATTATCTTTTAGAGATTGCCAGGCTAGAAAATAGATATGTTCCATTTTCTGATCCTCTGCAAATAACTTTGCTAATCCCTTACCGAACTTTTGCTCGAAAGCAACGATGGTGCGTGGGCGTAATGAAAACACGCTATCTACACCATCGTTAGTTACGATCTTTAGTGATAATCCATCCATTTTATTTCCCCCTAGTTAGTTATGATGTTGCTTTTGTTATTGCACCTGATATTGGCCAGGTAACACTTGCTGTTGCTAGTTCACCGACGGCACCAGATAGTGGCTGCCATTCTGCTACTAGCGCGTTGAATGAATATGAAGGATTTGTTGCAGTTGTAGAACCTGATACTGGCTTAATTACCATTGCAGCAGAGGTTCCAATTGTAGGATAAACAATTGATTCAAGAAGTCCAGAGCCGAAGTCCTGGAAAAATTCAATTGTTACCTGATTATCTGCTAATCCTGCAACTCTAGTTCTTGCGGTGTTCCCAAAAGATGTGGTATCTACTACATCTAATGATGAACTTAAAGTTACTGAACTTACATAACTTGAAACATCTGTACTTGCAAAAGTAACAGAGGCGTTAGTTAATACGATTCTTGCCATTATGCAACCGCCTTAGTAATTGCTCCCGAGATCGGCCAAGTAACGGATGCGGTGGCTAATTCGCCAACTGCACCTGAAAGTGGTTGCCACTCTGCTACTAGTGCGGAGAATGTGTAGGAAGGGTTGGTTGCAGATACTGTTGTATCCACTGGAATAACAACCACAGTAGTTGCAGTTCCTATTAGTGGATAAATTGTTGCTTCTACATTTGAGGTTGCAAAATCTTGATGAAATTCAAGAGTTACAGAATTATCTGCCAAACCAGCAACTCTAGTTCTTGCTGCTGTTGATGAGAAACCTGTTGTATCTACAACATCAGGGCTAGTGCTTAGTGTAACGCTAGCGATGTGATCTGATAAATTTACTGAATTTATCGTAATTTTAGCATTTGTTAAAACGATTCTTGCCATTATTTATAGGCTCCTTCTTGGATTGCTGGTTTGGTTGTTCCCCCACTTGCCTTAATGTGATCGCCAGCAATTAGTGCATCTATGTTGGCTCCTGCATTAAGCAATTCTTTTTCGGTGATTAATTCACCCTTTTTTTTATTACAAACCTCAACTTCTGAGGTAATTATATAAGACATTTTTTCTCCTTATCCATAAAGTGTTACGCGGTATCTATAAGATAAAAACAAAGAGCCAGCAGAATCATAAGTACCACCTTCAGCCCTAATAACTCTAAGGGTGTTTACTGCACCACCTAAAGTTCTATCACCTTCAATTGCAGTTTTTATTGAGCCAGCACCTGTTCCCGCTAGAAAAGCATCTAACTTATCCTGGGCTACACGCTCCGATAGGCGTTGAACAATCACCAACACATCGCAATTTGCTTGGTCTAAACCTCGCGCATTGTTTAAATCGAAGGTGAAATCTAGTTGCCCAACTAT